AAAGGAGTTAATTTTGATGAGGGTTATGTAACTCCTCAATTTGTACTAGATACAAAAAAGCTAACATTAGAACTGGACGACTGTTTGATTTATATGTATGAAGGAGAGATAAGGTCTACACAAGATGTGGCACCTGTTATTACTCTTGCTTCTCAGAATCGAACTTCACTCCTAGTAATAGCTAGAGAGATATCAGGAACTGCACTTGATCAACTTATAATGCTAAATGCAAAAGGTAATGTAAGATGTGCTGCAGTTCAAATTCCTGGTTTTGGAGCTTATAGAAAGCCTATTATGGGAGATATTGCAGCTCTAACTCAAGGTAAATTTAGAACAATAGAAGACCAAAGAAAAAGAGAACCTATTACTAAAGATACTGTAGGGTTTGCAAACAAAGTTATTGTGGCCAAAGATGAGTGCACTATTATTGTAGACGACTCTGGAGAATCTCTTCAGAAGAGAATAACAATGATTCAAGACTTGATCCCTGAAGCATCTATAGATTATGAGAAGAGCTTTCTCGAAAAAAGACTAGCTCAACTTACAGGGGGAACTGCTAAAGTTTTAGCTGGGGGAGATTCAAAAGTGTCTCAAGAAGAAAGACGAGATAGGATTGAAGATGCTATATTTGCCACAAAGGCAGCAGTTAAAATGGGAATTGTAGAAGGAGCTGGAATGGCCCTTTATAAAATTTCAGAACAGTTTCCTCAATACGCGGATATCCTACAATCACCTGCTAAGCAGATTGCTAAGAATGCAAGATATGATAAAGTAGGATTAGACGCTAGAACAGGAAAAGAGGTAGAAGACTTAGTAGAAGCTGGGATTATTGATCCTACTCTTGTAGTTGTTTCTGCCTTTATCAACGCTTGTTCTATTGCAGAAATTTTCTTAACGACTGAATCAATAGTAGTAAATGATAGCAGGAATTACTCGAACCATATCACCCCAAATTGATAGTTTCGATCAGTTATACTCATTACTGAGTAATCTAGCGCAAACTCAAAAGTTAGCGGCAATAATTGTAGAAGTAAATGCAGAAGAGTTAGAAATGCTTTCTAAAGAAGTTCATTCTACTCTTGGAAAGTTTGAGCAAGAAATTTTAGATCCAGAAGATATGTTTCCAGGGGCCTTTGATGACTTGGAAAGTGAATACAATATAAAAATATGGCTGAAACAAATTTAGACTCCGAAATACAGATACTTACTAGAGCTGCAGATATAGGTTTAGCAGCACTTAACTCTAAAATTGATACGATCAATGAAAATGGAGAAATTATATCTCAATCTACTTTTGTAGGAGCTCAAAGAGATTCTATTAGAGATCTTGTTTATGATAGTATCATTAGGATCCACAATAAAGTAGATATGGTGTAAGTAGCTCAACTGGCTAGAGCATCTGCTTGTGACGCAGAAGGTTAAGGGTTCAACTCCCTTGTGCGGAGCATAGTAGTAGTTTAGGTGTGTAGAATACTTGCTTGGGCAAATTGGTTAAGCCGTCACACTTTCACTGTAGAGAGTATGAGTTCGAGTCTCATACATAGCACTAAAATAAAAAACTATGGAAATATTTGATGTTATAGATGATTCTCCAGTAATCACGCCAGAAGGACTTTATATTCCTGCTATGCGTCAGATATGGGAAAGAAATAAAAAAGATGAAGATCTTAGAGATAGAGAAGTTGTAGCACTTTACCACTTAGTAGATCCTAGAAGTATTTACTCAAAAATGGAAGAATCTGAAAGAATATCAGAAGTATTAGCAGATTATCTCCCACATTGGGGATCTTTAGAAGATGCTGACGAAGATTTCATGCTTGCAATTGAAAAGTATGAAAAACTTATTCATGGTCCAGCTTCCAGAAGATATTCAGGAGCAGTTAAAGCTGCAGAAAGAATAACTAATTATCTTGAAACTGAAGAAGTTAGAGGAGGTAGAGACGGTAATTTTTCTCAAGTAGAGACTTCTATAAAAAATTCAGTAGAAGCAATGAAAGCTCTAGAAGAGCTTAAAAAGTTAGCAGATAGAGAAGTCCAGGAAAAAGCTAGCAAATTTAAAGGAGGTAAAACTTTTGGAGTCCTCCAGAAAAACAAACTATGAAACGACCTTTAGAAGGAATTAACCCGAATGTAGCATTATTATGGGAGACTCGAGCAGATGAGATTCCAGAGGATTTATTACCAGAAATTAGTGATATATCTTTAAGAAACCCAGTAGAAAACTTGGGTCTTCCTTTTCTCTACTTTGTGGATAGTTCTATTTTTTCACCTGCAGCCCAAGCTTGGGAGAAATCAAAAAAGAATGCAGGAAGACATGGTAAACCTGCTTATACTAAACATCCTCCAGGGACTACTGCTTATAAACAGTTTTGGGAAGAAGAAGAAAGAAGATGTATACATGGGTATGAGCCAATTGTAGATGGTAAACCGTGTGGAGTTAAAATTACAGGGGAACATTATTTTTATCTGAATTATTGTAGGATCCAATTGAAAATAAAAGATCCTGTATCAGGAAGAACTCAAAAGAAAGAAGAATTTCCAGCGTTTCTATCTATGGACTATTATTGGTTTCATACTTTAGATAGAGCTGAAAATCCAGAAAAATACGGAAAAGATCTCTCAGAAAAAAGTCATCTTATCATGGCCAAAGCCCGTAGAAAGGGATGGTCATTTAAAAATGCCGCGGGAGCAGCTTATATTTATTTCTTAGTTGAAGATGGTAGAGTTGTTATAGCTTCTCAGTATGGAGATAAGGGAAAAGAAACCTTCTCAATGGCTTTAGTAATGATTGACTTTGTCAATAAGTACACTGAGTTTAGACAGCCTCATACTTCTAGAAGAAATACTAAGAATGATTGTTATATCCATTCTGGAACTATAGATCTTGAGACTGACTCTTATGTTGGTATTGGAACAAGTATTCAAACTATATCCCTCAAAGATAAGCCAGATGCAGCTGCGGGACTTTCGGCCACAAGATTCTTAGTTGAAGAAGCTGGCCAAGTAGAACAATTGAAGGCTACACTTGAGTTTTCTTTACCTACTCTTGCAGATGGAGAAGATCTTATTGGTATAATGATTGTCTACGGAACTGGCGGAGATATGGATAAAGGAGCAAAAGAGTTCTCAGAAGTATTCTATGACCCAGAAACTTCAGACATGAAAGGTTTTGATAATATCTACGAGCAAGGAGGAACACAAGGAAAATGTGGTTACTTCGTAGATGAGTTGTGGTTTAGACCTTCAAGGTTTAATCATAAAGGAATAAGTTATCAAGGAGTTGATTCTCAAGGAAATCCTCATCGCTGGGTAGCAGAACTTTCTCTTAATACAGAAAGAAAATCTAAAGCAAAAGGTTCTCAAGAAACATATGGAACTTTCTTAACCCAGAGATGTAAGACTCCATCTGAAGCTTTTATGGTCATTAACTCAAATGTTTTTGACGTAGCTTCTCTTCAAGAAATTTACTCTAGAAAGAGATTTAATGGAGAGTTCAACTTTGTTTCTACTGCAGGAAGGCTCACAGAAGTCGGAGGTAAAGTAAGATTCTTACCTGACTTAGAAGGTAAATTAAGACCACTTTCTTTTCCTCATAAAACTAGTGGAGAAGGAAATAGACTTGATGGGTGTATTCTACAATATGAAGCACCAAGAACAATAGAAGGAGTAATTCCTGATGGAGCCTATATAGTTGTCATGGATACCATTGACATTGACAACGAAGGAGGACAATCTCTTTGCGCTATCTATGTGGTTAAAACCATGAGATATGCAAATCAGATAGGAGGAGATGAAATAGTAATGGAGTATGTAGGTAGGCCTAAGTACGACACTATTGACACCTGCAACAGATACGCGATGTATATGTGTAAATATTACAACGCGAAACTATCACATGAAAATGATAGAGGAGGTAAAACAGTAGTAGACTTCTTTATAAAGCACAGAGAATATGGTCTTCTAATGAATCCTCCAGAAAGAGTTGTAAAAGGACATATTCCTAATTCGCGAACTCTTTTGAGAAAGAAAGGTCACTCTATGGGTTCAGATGAAATGAAAACTCTAGGAGAAATATACTTTAAAAGATGGTTAGAAAAAGTAAGAACTACTACAGAAGACGGAAGGAAAATTAGAAATCAAGATGTTTTACCTTCTAGAGGCCTGTACGAAGAATTAATGTATTATAACCGTAAAGGTAACTTTGACCGAGTTATGGCAATGTTAGGTGGAGCTCTGCAACTCCAAGAAAACTTTAACGAATTTATTGCAGAAGAAACTGATGAAGAAACAGCAGCTGATTGGTTTGCTGAAAAAATAAAACAATATAATGACAAGTCTTCCTAATCAAAGAATTCCTTTTTCTCAAAAAGGCAAAGACTGGAAAAAAGATTCAGTAGAGTATTACTGCCAGCAAGCAGATATGCAATATACTGAGGATTATGCCAGGATAATTGAGAACTACGCTCTATTTAACAATTACATAGATCAAACTACTCTTCAAAAATACACGGATCCTTTAGGATTAGATGTAGGCCAAGGAAGAGATTTAATCCAAACTTTTAATCTTACCTTTAATAAAATTCAAGCTCTTAAAGGAGAGGAACTCCGAAGACCTTGGAATTATCATGTTATTGATTTTTCAAAAGGAGCAATTAACAAAATCATAAGAGAAAAAGAAAGAGATCTTAGGGCTTATTTCCAAAGTACTGTTGGCCTTGAAATAAAGAAAATGCAGGAGGAAATGAAAATCAAAGCTCAAATGAGTGTTGGTGATTTATCTCCTAGGAAAGCTCAACAAGCCATGGCTCAAGTTATGGAAGAGCTTCAAGCTGAAGAAGCTGAAGTTTTAAACCCTGAGCAAATAAAAAACAAATTTAAGAACTACAAACTTAAATTAGAACAGACTTTCTCAAAGATAATGAGAGAGAAAACAAACTCTCTTAAACTTAGACACATAAAGAATGAAGGCTGGTTTGATATGTGTGTAGCAGGAGTAGAAGCTGTACTTCCACATATTGTGGGAGGAAAAGTTAAAGTAGAACTAGTAAACCCCGCGGGGCTAGCTTATCACAAAGACCCTGAAGAACAATTCTTCCATAAAGGAGAATATCAAGTTTACAAAAGAGAAGCTACTCCATCTTCAATTATGGATTATGTTTCTGACTTTCTTTCTGATAAAGAAATGAAAGATCTAGAAGGAGAAGTTCAGAAATTATTTGGTACAGACGCAAAACTTTATTCAAAAGATGGTTTTTCTCCATCTCACTTTGAACACTTAAATTATAAAAGAACCCCTTATGATCAAGATAGATATTCTTCAAGCTCCGTACCCCATCTTGGAGGATACGGCCAATCTAACGTGGACGAAGATTACTTGGTATTCTACACTATCTTCTGGAGATCCTGGAACAGAGTTATATTTCTCACAAGCATAGATGAGTTTGGAGATGAAAATATGGAAATAGTTCCTGATACTTTTCCTATTCCAGAAGAAGCTATAAAATCTAAAAATAAAGTATACGGAGGTAAAACTAAAACTGTATACAGTTGGGTAGATGAATTAACGCAACTCCCTTATGAAGCTGTTTATGAGTATGTTCCTCAAGTATGGGTAGGGCATAGAATAGAACAAGATTTATACGTAGGAATAAGACCTTACGAAGAAGCAGGATTTGATAAAGATGATCCTTTTGATTATAGTTTACCTATTATAGGAGTTGCTATAAACAATCGTAATTCTACTATTGTATCTCCAATGGATAGAATGAAACCTTGGCAAAACCTATATTTCTTAGTCATGCATAAATGGCTAAAACTATTAGCTCAAGACAAAGGAGTTGTACAGCTCTTGAATTTGCTAATGATTGATAAAAAGATAGGAGTAGAGAAAACTCTGCAATATGCAACAGATCTAGGTTACTTACCCTATAATCCTCTAGCTCAAACAGAAGGAGCAGGTATTGTGCAAAACATGAAAGCTTCAGAACAGCTTAATCTTTCCAATATAAACAACATAAGATACTATACTGAAATTTTAATGTTTATTGAGAATAAAATTGGCGATGCTGCTGCAGTTACAAAGCCTAGAGAAGGGCAGACACAGTCAGGTACCAATGTAACTGATAATCAAAGAGACATGTTTCAGGCTTCTACTATCTCTGAACCTCACTTTACTCTACACGACTTACTTTGGGAAGATGTTTTAAACGAAGTACTTAGACTAGAAAAAAGTTTAATCAAAAATAAAGGAGGAGAAAAAAGAAGAGTATTATTCTCAGACGAAGAATTAGGAGTAATAGATGTATCTCCAGATGAACTTGAAGGAGCTAGATTAGGAATTAGAATTGCTAGAAACGGTAATGTAGTTAATATTTTGGACCAAATTAAACTTCAAGCTCAAGCTCTTATTCAAAATGATAAGATACAATTATCTACTTTTGTTGAGATGCTATCTCAAGAAGATCTAGCCTCTATGAAAGAAATTATCAGAGAAATGGAAGAAACAATGTCAGCTAGGCAAGAAAGAGCTGAACAATATCAAGTTGAAGCTGAGCAGAAGAATCAGCAAAGAGAACTTGATTTCAGAGAAGACCAACAAGCGCATGAGTTAGAAAAGATAGATAGAGAAGGAATGTGGAATCTAAGAATGAAGCAAATGGATTCAGGAGAAGAATCAGAAGATTATACTAAAGTTGCTAAAGTGCAGCATGATATAGAAATGGACAAGAAAAAAGCCAAAAAAGAAGAAGAAGAGCTACAACTTAAAAAAAGAGCTCAAAAAGAAGTTGAACGTAAGAATAGAGCCGATGAAAAAATTAAAAAAATGAAAAAGCCATCTAATACAAATTAAGGCTATTATAGTGCAAAAACACTTGAAAATGTAAATTATTTTTTGTATGTTTGTAAAATCTAAACTATGAGTGAGATAATAAAAATGAACGGAGTACCAGATTTTTCTGAATTCGATTTTGACGAACCTCAAGATCCAATTGAAGAAGGAAAAATACTAGAACCAGCCGAAGATCCAGAGATTCCACCAGTAGAAACAGAAGCTACTGTTATAGAGGATGAATCTGAGCCAGAATTAGAACTGGAACCAGAAACAATTGATGATTCTGGAGAAATAGATCCAAAAGAATACTTTGAAAGTATGGTCAAAATAGGAGCTTTAAATGCTCCAGAAGATTTTGACTTTAATGAGTTTAATGAAGATAAAGCTCAAGAACTTTTAGACTATGATAGACAAATAAGAGATGAAGTCTCTAAAAATTCTATCTTAGAACAAATAGCAGATCCTAGACTAAGAGAACTTATCCAATATGGAATTGAAGGAGGAAGTCATGCTGATGCAGCTGCTTACTTCAAAGCCCAACAAGAGGAAAGTTCAGAAATAACTTTTAAGACTGAAGAAGATAGAGCCTCATTTGTAAAGCAGATTTACAAAGACAAAGGAATTGGAGATAGAAGAGCAGAAATGCTTGTAACTAGTCTAATTGAAGAAGGCGAACTAGAAGCAGAAAGTGATAAACTTAAAGAAGAAAGGGATCAAGAGACCCAAACTAGAAAAGCTCAATTAGCTGAACAAGCTAATAAACAACGTAAAATCGAAGAAGATAGAGCTCAAGAATGGAGAACTAATTATTATAAATCTCTAGAAGAAAGAAAATTTAATCAACAAAAAAGAAAAGTTATTGGAGAGCAATTCAATAATGTAAGATTTGAAGATGGAGGGCAAATGCCTGCGTGGCAATATAAATTAGCCATGATTCAACAGAATCCTGATCACTTTATTTCTTTACTAGAAACTCTTTCATACTACGATCCAAAAACAGGATTTAAAGACTCAACTAAGAAGAAGGAAAAAACTGAAGAAACAAAAGGAATCTTTGATAAGATTTCAGGAACTAGAAGACTAAAAAGTCAAAGTTCTAAAGAAAGGGGCCCAAAACCTCTCAGCAATCCTCTCGATAGTAGGGTTTCAACACTTTAACTAAAATCAGAATAACATATGCAATTTACAATGGGTGGGTTAAAACCCACAACAATCACAGAAGGCTTCGGGGGTAACTCAGTTAACTCCGTACACCTTGTAAGGACTTACGGTCTTGATAAAAAAGACAACACGTCCGTAAATGCCACTGGAATTGCCCAATTGTTCTCTGCTACCGACAGGTATAGCGATAAGCCCATGATTGGAGCTACTGAAGCTAAGGGTAAGAAAATTTACCTTTCTTCTAATCAGTATAGCTGGAAGTTGAGAGGACATATGAGGCAAGTAGCCACTGTCGTAGAAGTTCTAGAAACTTCAAGTACTCCTGGTATCCAAAGACAAGAGTTTGACGTAGTCCTTAATAGAGGATGGTACGAAGAACCTGATGTCCTTATCGGAGAACACAATAGCTATCCTTTAGAGATTGTAGGCAAGCCTTACCAAAAAGGTACTGGATTTGTTTACACCCTTAGACTTCAAACTGATGATCCTACTCTTTATTTGCCTTCTGGCGATATCCAAGTAGGTAAAGAATTCAGAAAAGTATCAACTTCCGTTGTTGATGAAGAAAACAACAAATATGGTACTATTCAGTTTAACTCAATTTTCGAATTGAGATCTCAAACTGGTAATGTAGCTGAAAAGTTTGAATTCACTGACAAAGCTCTTAGAATAGACAAAAATAGTGCTGACTCTAAAGCCAGACACTGGAGTGTTCCTTTCTATGATTCAAAAGGAAAGTATACTCACAACAACTTTGCACCTATGGCGGAAGCCGATATGATGAACCAAGTTTATGATGACATAGAGTGGGGTCTAGTATTCGGTAGAAAATCTACTAGAAATGTAGGTCCTTCAGGATATGTTAAAAGAACAGGTTCTGGTTATAGAGAGCAAGTTGAAGGTAGTAACCAACTTACCCACAATAATAACCTTACTTTAGCTAGACTTGACCAATGGTTGAACTCTATTTATAGAGGTAGAAAAGACGCAACTCCTGATAAGAGAAGAATAGTTCTTGTAACAGGTGAGATGGGTGCAATGATGTTCCATAACATGGTTGCTTCTGAAGCTTCGAGCTTCTTAACTGTAGATACCCACTACATTGAGAAAAAAGCAGATGTAAGACACCTTTCTTACGGAGCTCAATTTACTCACTATAAAGGAAAGAATGGTCTTGATGTTACCGTTATGTTGAATCCATCATACGATAACCCTGACTTCTGTCCTCAAAAACACCCAATCTATACTGACACTTGTATAGACTCTTGGAGAATGGATATTCTTGACTTTGGTAAAGCAGAGCAAGATGGCGGACTTGGTGATAACATAGCCATGGTTTGTGAGAAATTTGCAGACTATTTCTTCACCACTGCTGGAAAATGGGATCCTAAATCTGGTATGCCTATCAATGATGGTAGTGCAGGCCTAGCTGGCGGACTCTCAGGCTACGGAACTTACGTAGAAAAATCCTTTGGTCTTATGATTAGAGACCTTTCAAGATGTGGTTACATCGGACTAAGAATAGTATCGTAACAAATTCTCCCCTTATTTGTTAGGGGAGGCACATATTAAAAATCCAGACAACTATGATTGCATTTGAACAAAATCGCAAAGTACATTTGCGTCCCGTAGACAAAAGACCTGTAATTCAATATCAGAGAGTCGTAGACAGAGATGAATCTCAGAATGATATTGTAGTACCAGAAAACGAATTAACAAGAGCCCCAGGAACTAAATATTCCATTATGGCTCCACCTTCTGCAAAGTTAGGTGGTTTTCTAGCAACAGGATTACATCACATGGTAGCTAATCCTTATAAGGACGAAACTACTTACAGAGACGCTAAATGGGAAGAAATATTTAAAGGGAAAGAAGAAGTTTTACTTCAACATATACTTGAATATAAATTTCATAAACCTTTTAATTATTATACCAATCAGATTCCTCTTAAAAGAGTACCTAATATAGGAGATAAAGATCAAGTTGATAAGAATCAATATTTCTTTCAATCAGAAGAAGGAGTTTTCAATTTAGAAGATTCTACAATGATCTTAGACCTTAACAATGAAAGGCACTTAGTTTTATACTATCTCTGTTTAGAGGATCCAGAAATAGCTTCAAGCTATAATGAGATTAAACCTTTTACACGGTATTATATCTCAGGAGAAACTGAAGAAGTAGAAAGAAAAGCTAAATCAGGTAAGAAAGTTGACCTTGCAGTATCTAAATTAATAGAGATTGAAAGTGAAGCAGATACTGCGTTAATGCAAGCTTTTGGAAATGTTTGCGGTGTTAGAACCAAAGGCATGAGTGCAGAAGCTATTTACTCAGAGTTATCTAGAAATCTGAAATCTAATAAAGATGGATTTATAGACAACTTCAATTATTACTACAAACTATATAAAGAACCAGCAACAGCTGATAAATTCTTTGCAGTTTCAGAAGTAGTTGATTTACTTGCTTACGGAGTAATAGTCGAAAGAGGTGGTAATTTTACATGGCAACCTCCTGCAGACAAAGACGGAAGAGCAAGAAACGAAGTTTCCTGGTATAGAAGAGATTCTCTAATTGATTCCTTAGAAGATAAGCAACATCAAGAAGAGAGAATGGAAATGCTAGAGCAACTTAAGATTAAAAGAATGTATCAATAATGACAATTGATGGGATGCATTATGAGTTTAAACTCGCTATAGGTGCAATAGATAGTCAATATAAAGAAGATTTCAATGCTATTGAAATTGACTCTTTTCTTAACCAAGCTATCATTTTGTATATTAGAGAGACCTTTAACTTAGATCCTCAAGTAAGAGCAGGGTTTGAAACAGATAGTGAAACTATTGCTGCTCTTTCCCCTCTACATGTAGAATCTCCCCAAATACAACCTGGGTTAGAGCCTACTGCTTTGGAGGATGTGTATGCCGTTAACTTGTCTAGACTTAAGGAAGATTACTGGTATCTTACTAAAGTTGTAATAAACGCAAAACCAGCATCAAATTCTAATTGTGCAGAAAGAGCTATAGAAGCTCAGTACAAAAGAATTGATAAATTACAAGATAGATACTCGGCTCCTTCTTACAAATGGAAAAGGGCCCCCTTTAGAATAGGGAGAGCTCCAGATGGAGGTTCAGCTGTATTTATTTTTAATCACGACGAATTTACAATAAGTACTGTAGAAATATCTTATATTAAGAGACCTAACATAGTATTTATAAGTGGTTACAACCATATAGACGGAATTTATTCTTTAACCGACCCAAAAGTCAATTGTGATCTTCCGCAAGAATACCATGATCAAATTGTAGAACTAGCTGTATATTTAGCGTTAAGATCTATAGGAGACCCCAGGTCACAAAATTTTGCAAAAGACATTTTGAGTAACAAAACCAAAATTAATTAAACATGAGTACAAAAGTAAGAGTACAAAAAGTATTAGTAGCATCAGGTGATTTAGCCTTAGTAGCTCCTGGTACTGCTCTAAACACAGGCTCAACTCTTAACATTTCTAGTGGACAACTAGGAATCTTCGCTAATGGCGATGGCAATCTTGCTAAGATGAGAGCTCTTGGACCTGGTGATGACATCTATGATGCTCCAGGCATTAAAATCGTACAAGGAACTCCTGACGTAGCTTCCTTAGATACGAGTATTTCTCCACTTCCTATTAGAGGCATTGAAAGCTCTGAATGGATATTATCTCCTAGAGTTACTAAATATAGTGGTATTTCTTATACTGCTCCAACTAATTCAGCTTGGGTAATAGGTAGAGAACAGGCAGAAAGTGACAAGATTAACATCTTGGAAGACACTAGGTATCAGATAATGATTACCATAGATGGTAGAATTCCTGACCTTTTAAATGGTAGAAATCATCCATCTCACTACCCTGAGTTTACTACTCCTGCTTCTTTCACAGATGCTGGGTATACAACTGAGGTAGCACAAAGAAACTTTTTAGTTCAAAATTTAGCTGCTGCTGTAAACAGAGAATCTAAGTTTTATCCTCAAAATCCAAACGGTGGAGAATTTGTAGCTTTGGCTATTGATGAAGACGGTGTTGGAAGTGGTACAGCTATCTCAGCTCTTGCTGCAGGTAATGTAACTGTAGGGAAAGATGACTTAGGTAATGATATTGTAGTAGCATTTACTGCTGAAATGGTTACCGCTGTTAAAGGAGCTATTGTAGCTAACGGTGGGTCACTTGCAAACACTGCAGAAGTTATTGCTTATAATCCTGAAGAATCAGGTGTACCTACTTCTGGAGAATGCGACGCAATTATAATTGTAGCTGTTGACAGGCCTACTGCCTACTTTGACAGAATTCCTGAAGTTAAGTCTAGACTTAATGTAGGTCTTCCAGAAGGATTCTCTACTTCAGTTTTCCTTAGTGAAATTTCTAAAATGAGCTTTGGATTTGGTCTAGGAAGACAATTGGAACTTTTATATCAGAGTGATGACGCTCTTAGAAAGTTTGCTACTGAGCAAGCACCTTCTGGAGATGCCATTCAGTATGCAAGTCCTGTAGTTTCAACTGCAACTTATGATGTGTATACTATTGAGCATAGACTTCCTGAAGCTATGACTAATGGTAGCGAAAGTGAGACAAGACTAGTAACCCATATTCTTAACGCTGTAGCAAATACAACTACTACAGCAGCGCTTGAAGCTGTATTGAATCCTTGGATGGTTTCAGCAGGTCAAGTAGCTATAAATCTATAATATAATGGCAACTAAAAGAGTAGCAACATTTGTATACGATTTCGCTGTAGATGGTGGTGCAATTAGTACTATCACTCCTGCTAGCACTAAAACACTCCCAAAAGGAGCTATGGTTAGATCTATAGCTTCTGACGAACAAACACCATTTACTTCTGGTGGTTCTGCCACTGTTCGAGTAAAATGTGGTTCAATTAACTTGACAGACGCTTTAGCATATAATACAGCCTTTACTGGGGCAGATACCCATGCTCTAGCTTCATCTGCTGAGTCTATTGATATCACTACTGCTGGAGAACTTAGTATAGCAGTAGCAGCTGCAGCACTTACCGCGGGTAAGGTAGTTTTCTACGTAGAATACGACATCTAAGAAATCAAATTCACAAAATTCATAGGCAGGTGAGTTCTAACTTGCCTGCCTATTTTAATTTAAATAAATGAGTACACAAAAAACAAGCGTAGCTAATTCAGTTAGAAAACTGGGAAGTATTCGCAAAAATATGCTTTGGGGAAGAAAAATGTTTGATGACCTAAGAGCTACCATAAGAAATTGGTTTTCTGAAGGTCAAATAGAAACTATTTCTACAACTACTTTAAGCGCGACTGCGGTTACAGAATTATCTACAACTCCAGCTTCAGCTTCTTATTATACTGGATTTATACCTTCTGCCCCTAGCAATGATATTGCTGCAGGAGCTGGTGGAGCTATATCAATATCTAGATTTTATACTACTATAAACAGTGATGCTGGTGGGGATGCTTTTTCTTTAGCAGATGGAGTAGTTAAAGGACAACTCAAAAAAATTCAATTAATTGTAGATGGTGGAGGGGACGCTGTAATAACTCCTTCTAATTTACAAGGTGGAACTACTATTACTATGGCAGATGCTGGAGATTTTGCTATTCTATTGTGGGATGGTAGTGATTGGTATCCTATTGAATTAGGAAATGCTGTCGATGGTATTAGTGCTCCTGTAATAGCATAATTATGAATACAAGAGAACAACATAGTAATCAAGCAATTGTTCAAGCATTAAAGGAAGTTAAGAATGTCTTAAAAGGTAATTCCATTGACTGCACTCTTTTAGATACTGACGTTGATGGAGCTACTGGAACTCTAGGAGGAAGAATTTCTAAAATATCTTTTCATGTAGTAAGTGGTACTGGAGACGCTGCCACTTTAAACATTGGAGGAAAAGGAAATCAAAATCTTTTAGACGGGCTTACTTATACTTTTGGTGGAGATACCAATGACATTCTTTTAAATGATTTTGTATATAATGCAAATTCAGCTAGACTTCAAATAATGATAACTAGAAGATGAGCGATGAAGAAAGAATAAAAAAGGCAACTAAAGCAATTCAAAAAGTTCTTACTAAGTATAAATTAGAAATAGCTGTAGATTTCCAATATATACAGGGACAATCTCAGTATAAAATATACTTAAAAAATGGCAATAATAACAACGATTGATGAAAATAGCAAACTTTATATTGCTAAAAGTGTTGTACGTTTAACTAAGCCTAAAGCCGAAGCGTTAAATTTAGGGGAGTGGGTCGATCTTACTCCCCTAATTTCTTCTATACAGGGGAATCCTGGAGAGATACTTTATATAGGTTCTGATGGAACTGTAGATACTTCTCCTAAAATGACTTTTGATGGAGATACTATATTTGTAAACGTTGCAGCCGCTGATAAAAAAGCTTTTCAAGTTAAAAATCAGAATGTAGGTTTA